AGAGTTATTTTGGCCTGGTGCCACTTTCTAATATTTATGTGTTAGATATTTTGCTGGTTTGAAAATCAGTTATTTTGGCAGAAGCTACTTTTCTTATTTACTATGGCGCGTAATAATAAGAATAAACGTTTTAATGCTGGTAATCGTCATGAGGCGCGTTCGCGCACTAGAGACAAGAGTGGCGCACTTAAGCGCCACGAGGCCCGAGATGATAAAGTCTCGGGGGCAGAGAATCTGCGTGATTACCGTGATCCTGGCGATGATCGTTATGAAGATGATCATGCACAGGATTTTCAGGTTTACCAGAACGCGGCCCCGCGTCAACGCGAGGTTAAGGAGCGTCAGGTGAAGGTAGCCGGCGTTCCCAAGGGCAAGTTGTCCCATAGCACTGGCGACAAAGTTTATGTGGCCCATCCCGCGTTGATAAAACCTTCCACTACTAAGTGGGTCGATTACCGCCGTGGCGTTCTTGGTAAAGTCGCCACGGCTGGTAATGTTGAGGCGCGGAAGCGCCTCGAGCGGCAAGGGGCGAGGTCGGATGTTGCGAGCGAAGTCCTTCAGCTTGCACACGCTTATGGTTGGAGTGTCGATGGCACTCGCCATTTGGGCTATTCCATAGGCCAGGGTCAGGCCAATCGAGAGCTCAAGCGGATGGCCAGGACAGTTAGTCCTGGGCATCTGTGGTACGTTCCAGATTACCCGTTGGCACCAGTGGTGGTGCTGTCCGGGCGGTACGTTAAGCTCCCGTTTGATGAGGGTGATTTGCCTAGTTTTTGGGTGAATTCGGTGGGGCGTGCTAGCGCCCCGTTGGAGCAGGGCGATGATGTGCCAGTGGCTATTCCTCAGTCGTTTGAGGTGACTGGCTTTTTCTCGGACCTGCTTATTACCCTCCCCTCTGTATTCTGCGCTTTCTCCAGTGATTCGGAGATAAAGGACCAGTTTCATGGTTTTTATCAGCAGATGTTGCCAAAGGTTGGGCTTGCGAATAGAGATTTTCGCACGTTTTCTGAGGCGGGTAAGTATGTTCGGGATCACGTTGGTGATTCCTTTTCGGAACTTAAGCAGTCTCTTCCGAAGATTGTAAGTGAACATGGCGGCCAGATAGCTGCGATGTGTGCCGAGTTGTACGCGGCGTCTTTGGTTCCTGAGCATGACTTCGATAAGTACCATAAGGCTAGGAGCGTGGCCGCCATGGCGCTGAAGGCGCAAGAGCAGCAGACCGAGTCGTCTAATATGCTTTTCATGGCGCATTTGACACATCCAACTATTCTGCGGATGTTTAGAGCTTTCTTTCCTAAAGATACGGTTTTGCAGGCCACTCCGCAGAGTTATTTGGTAGATCTGATGTCTGGTAGGTTTAAGGTATCGGACCGGGGAGCTGTCGTCACTGGAGTGGTGGCATTAGTTTCTGCTATTTATGTTATGGTTCGCGCCAAGACTGAAAAATTCGAGGTGGCTCGAACGTTGGGCATGGTGATGAAATCTTTGTTGAAGATCCCTAAGATAGACACTCCGGAGGAGGCGTTGACTGCAGCAATTAAATATTTCCCTATTGTATTTGCTGGGATCGCCGCGTGCGTTAAGCTCGGGAGCGTTTCTCCACTATTTGGCGACGTGGATACTACTTTTACACGCTTTGTTGATTTGTCTGCTGCCTATGAGTTGCATAACCATGGGCAGTATCCCAATACACATTATGCGACGGCGGTCGATTTTGGAGCCGCTTTAGACGCTGTGTATCAGGAGATGAAGCCCCTTGCGCGGGCGAATGACCCAGTGGCTGCTCGTAACTGGGCATTGCTGGTTGAGATGCGCACGCGCGTGATGAATAATGTTATGGGTCAGTGGAAGCAGGCGCCTTACTCCGTGGCCTTTGTCGGCGAGAGTTCTATAGGAAAGTCTGACATTATGTCGAAGGTGTGCGACGCGTTAGCAGTGAAGCGGTTTGGTCGTGTATTGGAGTCGACTGAGAAGCACACCATACAGCCCACTGACAAGTATCAGTCGGGTCTCCGTATGGACCATAAGTTAATTATTCTAGATGATGTGGCCAATACGAAGCCAGTGGCGGGTGCTACGACGCCGAATCCTTGCTCCCTCATCATAGAGATTATTAACAACGTGATGGTTGCGGTGAATTCGGCAGATCTGGCTGATAAGGGCGCGATAGCGTTTAATCCCGCTTTTTGCTTTGCCACTTCCAATGTTCAGGATCTTGGCGCTGGAATGTTTTCTAATGAGCCGATATCCGTGCTTCGCCGTTTCGACGTTTTCGTGCGTCCGACGGTGCGCGAACGATTTCGCAAGCCTAATTCTTACGCATTGGATCCTGCCACTATTCCACCTGTGGATCTAGTAGCGATGCCCGATTTATGGGTGTTTGATGTGCTTGTCCCACGGAAAAATGCCCGGGATCCCAACCATCCCATCGTGTGGGATAGTGTAGCGAATGGATGTGATGTGTACCAGTTGCTCGATTTGTTGGAGAACAGGATGGAGCGCCATTTTGAGTACCAAAAGGCCCAGGCGGAGGCGCAGCGTAACAAGCCGTATTTGGCTATGCCGCGGGAGCTGCTGCGCAGGCAGCATGCTTATTACGGGGAGGTCGACGACGTTCCGTTTGTAGATCCCCCTGTCCAGGAGCGCGTCCCTCCGAATCCAGTGGAGGGTGAGGCGCCCCGAGGGGAGCCCCCAGTCCTGGAGATGGTCCCGCAATCGTTTCGACCGTTCTCTTGGGTGCAGAACGCGTATGAGAGAGTGTGCGGGTATGTCATCAAGCGAGTCGTGGTGGATGCAGCGGCGCGGATCACTGCTGGGCAGTGGTTGGTGCTTGTTTGTGCGTCGCACGTGCTAGTTTATACACTTAGCTGGATACTGCCGCCGACATATTTGTTGGTGGCGGTGCTAGCGGTGTGTGCGGGTGCCCGCTATGCGGCGCGGGAGCCGCAGCGTGTGGTTGCCGTATTACCGTCTCCGTTGGTATTCGCTACGATATCGGCGATTGTGGTTTGGCTTTTGGTGGCCAGACCTCCGCGGAAAGCTACGCCGCAAGGGTTGACTGCTTATATGGCGCGAGAGCGTGAGGGCCCATCTGTGTTACCGATCCCCGAGCACGTGTCCCCTGGCACCTTGACCCGCACCTTTGGGAATTTGCGTGACAAGACAGTAAATGTTGGGGTGTTTGCCCAGTTTACGTGTGGGGGGGTGTGTGCTGTTGGCGTGTTGTTCCCAGTTAAGACGGGCTTCTATGTAATCAATAGGCACATAGTGGCGCCGTTGCTTAAGTCTGGAGCCACCGTGGCATATGTTAAAATGCACCACCGTGGTTCATCCCAGGAGCATGTGCTGAGTATCGATCAAATATGGGAGTACCCTGGAGAATTCGATATAGCTTTCATCAGGCTGCAAGGACCTAGTGAGGTTGATCTTACTGAGAGTCTTATGCCTGCTGCATGGCTCTCGTATATGGCTGCCGGCGCTACTCTCCCGTCCAATTCGAGCGCGATCGTTATTACGCGTACGTCAGCTATGGTTAAGGCAGGTTTGCAAAGTGCGCGTGGTGCGAGTAAGACGATTGTGCAGCGTGTCCAGGGTAAGCCAGCTCTGGTGCGAGTGCGTTTTGGCGAGGTCATAACCACCGTAATCCGGATGGAGATGATTGATATGACTGAAGCCGGAGATTGCGGGTCGCACTTGATCTCTGCCGTCCAACTCGGTCGGGGGGAGGTGTCTATGGTGCTGGGCCTACTGGCGGGATATACGGATGTGGGGGCTGTGCGATGCAATGTCTTTGCGCCACTCACCCGCGATATGTTTGGCCAGGCGGTCGAACATTTCACACACGCGGTTTTTCAGTCCGCTGTAAGACTTTTCAACCAACCGTTGGATAGGGTGCTGAATACGACTCGGGTGCACCCGCACTTGCCCATTCCCCCTGCGTATGTTAAGTCTTTGGGTGTTTTAGAGACCCGGGATGGAGTCAACACTGTGAGCCAGAACTCTTTCAAATCCAACTACTTGAAGGGTATATGCTATGCGTCTCCGCGCTGTGACGAGCTTTTGGGCCCGTTGCAACATAAGTTCCCAAATCAGATTGATATCGAGGGTGGGACGCGGAGTTACGTGCATTATGCGAAGCCCCTGGCCGCTATGGGGACTAAGCTGGATGCTTACGATGAAAATGTGCTCCGTATGGCTGAGTTGGATTTGCTTCAATCCTTTCGGGTGTGTGCGAAGGTGCTCCCGTCGCGGCCCGCTACGTTGTTTGAGGCCTGTAACCTCACGGAGGACTTGCCAGCGCTTGTCCTTAGTACAGCAGCGGGGTTTGGACGAGTGGGCAGCAAGCTGAATTATGTAGAGGTCGCGTGCAATAATCATCCAGCTTGTGGGGGGTGTGCGCGGTACCATCCGCTGCCGCATGAGTATAAGATCGACCACCGGCAGAATTTTTATCCGAAAGCCGATCTTCTTGCTGAGGTCGAGGCCCTTGAGAGCGCCCTTAAGCAGGGGCGTAGGGATCTCGCTATCTTTAAGGCGGCGCTCAAGGATGAGCCGATAGGCCTCGAAAAGCACAAGATTCGGGCCTTTTATGTGGGCATGACATCTCTGAATTTGCTGGTGCGGCAATACCTCATGCCGCTGGTGCTTGCACTAGCACAGGATGCGCGCTTCGAGTGCATGGTTGGTATTGATGTGGATTCCCAACAATGGGAAGATATGCAGTGCTCTTTGGAGGCCTACGACAAGGAGCGGCGTATTGGAGGGGATTATAGCGGATTTGATCTCTCCACCCACCCCGAGTTGCTGGAGTCGTTTTATCGGTGCCTGGTAGCGCTGGCGCGGGACGCCCGATGGTCACCCGACTCTATTGCTGTGGTTGAGAACCTCGGAAAAAATCTGGCGGCTCCCGTTTATATATTCCTTGGCATGGCGGTTTCCGTAGCTGGATCTAACCCGTCTGGGGTTGCGATTACCACCCATACGAATTCTGCGGTTAATTCGCTAATACACCGTTACGCGTTTTACAAGGCTAATCCTAAGTACGTGGGACGCAGTGCTATGAGAGGTCAGGATACCACCCATTTCTTGCACAACGTGCGTATTTGCACCTATGGGGATGACGTCGTGGGCGCGGTGAGGCACACTGCGGATGTACCCATTAGCAATTATGCTATTCGGGACGCCGCAGCGGACTTTGGGATGGTCTACGGGGCCATCGATAAGTCTAGTGAGTTGCCGGACTATTATCATGCACGAGAGGTGCAGTTCCTCAAGCGGGATGACGTGTACGTGCCAGCATTGGGCCGGCGCCTGGGTCGTATAGCGCTTGCGTCTATTCGTAAGTGTGTAGCGTTTGAGCGCAGCTCAGGGTACGAGGAGCGACGCTCTACGATGGCATCTGCCCTGAGGCTGTACTACCCCCATGCGGCGGGGGGCGGTGTGGCCGAGGGTCCTTTACGGTTTGCAGAGTTCCGCCTGGTTCTCTTGCGTGCGCTGGCGGATTCCATAGGTAAGCTAGCTGAGGATATGCCAGACTCTACTTTGCCGTCGTATGAGGATGTGGAAGAGAGTATCCGTGGAGGGGTACCGCAAGTCGTAGACCTGTCGGTTGTGTATGATATGTAGATGGCGTGTTAAAGAAAAGAAAAGAAAATAAAAAGTAGAAAATTTTAAAAATAAATAAAAATTTGTTCGTCTTGCGTATCTTGTATTTGTACTTTGTTATTTAATACTGCCGTGTAAACGGTTATTGTGGCAATAGCTACTTTCTTTCTCAATATGGATTCTACTATTGGTGCTAAAGATGATCATGCGCTTACGCATAAAACTGTTACTCTTGACGTCGAGGCCCCCGAGAAATTGGTTATGGATGCGTTTTTTGAAATGCCTACGACCGAGGAAGTAGGCAGAGCCGCGGGGGGTGCCATGCCCTTGGTGTCAGACGACAGTGCTATCGCCAAGTATTTGGAGCGCCCGGTTCGCATAGCCACATACGCGTGGGACATTGGGTCTGCAACCGCTGCATACTATGATCCGTGGTCCCTTTTCTTTGGCCAGGCTATGGTCAAGCAAAAGATTTCTGGCTATGCGCGAGTGCGCGCTAATATGAAGTTATCTTTCGTTGTGAATGGTACCCCCATGCACTATGGAGGCTTGCGCGTGGGTTACCGTCCTCATCCAACTGTGGCTGCGGGCAATGATTTTGTGTTCAATTCCACCAATGCTATTGGGATGAACAATAATACTACGGTTTCAAAGATGATAGCGTCCCAGTTAATGGGCTTCACGTTGAACCCTGCGTTTTGTTCCGCAATGGACTTGGTGTTGCCCTATATGAGCCCCTATGCCGGATTTGAGATTGCAGCCACTTCTATAGGCAGTACCTTCAACAAAATGGGGCAATTGCAGCTAGTCCCTTATGGGATACTGCGCCATGCCAATGGGGGTACCACTGGAATCTCGATTGAGATTTATGCCTGTTTGCAGGATGTGGTGTTGGACGTTGCCACAGCGGTCACCCAGGGTTTCACCCTGGATGAGGCGGCTCGAGTGGTACAGCGGGTGATCCGCTCGGGGGCCAAGGCTACTGCAATGGCCCATGAGTGGGCACCACGTGTCTTGAACGCGGCTGCCATGGTGGGTTTTTCTCGCCCCCTGGAGGAGCGTGAGAGTGTTGGGGTGACTTCAGTGCCTTTTTCTATAGCCTCGTATGATCGCCCAGATTCAAGCGAACCGTTATCGCTTAGCGCTACGGCGGAGCTGGCGCTGGGCGGGCAAGAGTTGGGAGCTTCGGGTGAGGACGAGTTACTCGTAAATTCTATAGCGGGGCGCAGTTGTTATGTGCATGCTACGGCGTGGTCGTCCGGAGATAGCGTGGGCGCACTGGAATTTGGTGCGTTTGTGACTCCCATGTATGTGCATACAGGGACGTACACGAAGCCTGCCGTTACGGGGAAGACGTACGCGGCCGTTGGTTCGTATACTCCAACCCCGAGCGCTTTTGTGGCATCGTGTGCGCGCTTTTGGAGGGGCGATGTGGTGTTCCGAGTGTCTGTGTATGCTGCACCTTATCATAAAGGGCGGCTGCGCATTTACTATGAACCTTCTATGAGCTACGACCCCAGCACCTCGCCTCCGATTAATAACGTTAATTCTGTCGTGCTTGATTTAGCAGACACCAACACGGTGGAGGTTGTGGTGCCATGGCGCAACGTGCGCGACATGCTGAACACTGGGGCGATGACTGACCAGATTACTGGCAACCTGACCTCATTTAACACAATGCGCACTGCGCGGTTGGCGCAGGTGAACCCTACGTGCAACGGGTTCATAGTGTGCGAAGTTCTTTCCAAGCTAACTAGCATGGATGCTAATTCTACCACAGTGGCTGTGGTGGTAGAGATGTTTACACGCAACCTGTCGCTGTACTCGCCTACGATCCCGCACGCCACTGATGGGACGTCGATGACTGTGGATCTCACCGCATCGCAGTGGGTGCCACAGTCGTTCGATGTATCAGGCGCAGATTGTTTTGCGTCTGCGCGCCAGTTGGCTAAACGATATTGCCAAGAATACACATTTCAAATCCCTGTGCCTACTAATGCGAGTACCGTTTCGAATACGGGTTTGGTGACGTATCGGCTTCCTATGTACCTCCCACCACCAGGATTAACTTACGTTGATGGGGCCCTTAATTGGTACACAGATGTCACAGGCACGTCGACGATTACCGACGTGCCAGTTAACTATACCTCATTTGGTTACCGCAGCTACTTGTCTCTCGCGTATTGCATGATGCGAGGTGCAGTCCGGTGGAAACTTATTAGTAATTATTCGCCGGTTAGCGGCGCGGATATTCTAGCGTCAATGGTGCGGCGCGATGATGAGCCGTTGGGTGCTAACAATTACACTAACCGTGTAACAGTGATCGGGTGTTGTCCGTCCACTTCGATAACCACAACGGCACTACAGCATCGCGCTTATAATTTGCGGTCGTTGGCTATGGCTGGCAAGTTGGACACCAGTACAGGTGCTCAGGTGTCGCTTAACCAGGGTGACCGCGCTGCCATATCAAAAGATGTGCAGATTCCGTACTCATCGGTGCTCCGGGCTATCAATCCGCGAGCTCCGCTGACGTCTACAATCGAGGGGGTGTATACCTCCAATGTAGCCATCATACAGGAGTTGAATGGTTACTCCGGTCAAGCGTTCAAAGGGGTTCTTTTAACCTCAGTCGGCGA